GCCCCAATATGGGTTCCGGCGCGGACGATTTCCGCAACGACGCCAACGTCATCTTCTTCGCCCGGCAGCTGGACTTCGTCCGCGCCCGGATCTACGAGAAGAAGTACCCTTCCATGAAGGGCTCGCTCCTCGTCCCGGTGCGTTCGGATACCCCGGACTGGGCGGAGACGATCACGACCCGCATGTACGATCAGGTCGGCATGGCCAAGATCATCAGCAACTACGCCGATGATCTGCCCCGGCAGGACGTGCGGGCCGTCGAGTCCTCGACCCGGGTCCGGGACGTGGGTGCGGCCTACGGCTATTCCATCAATGACATCCGGGCCAGCCGCGCGGCCGGGACCGGCCTGCCTCAGCAGCGCGCCACGGTCGCGCGCCGCTCCGTCGAGGAGAAGCTGAACCGCATCGTCCTGCGCGGCGATCCGGACTACAAGCTCTTCGGTCTTCTGACCCACCCCAACCTGCCCCAGGTCGTCCTCCCGAACGGGAACTGGTCGGCAGCGGGCACCACGGGTGATCAGATCCTCGAAGATCTCGACTATCTGTGGCAGGCGCTGCAGGATCAGTCCCTCGGTATGCACACGCCGAATACGCTGGCGATGTCCCCGAGCGCGCACGCGGCGGCGACCAACAAGCGTCTCGCCGACTCCAACGGCGCGGTGGCCATGCAGTGGTTCCTGGCCAAGCATCCGGGCCTCAACGTCCTGGAGGTCTATGAGGCCAAGAACGCCGGTCCGACGGGCAAGGACATCATCCTGCTCTATGAGCGTTCGGAGGAGAACCTGGGTCACGACCTTGTGTCCCCCTTCGAGCAGCTGCCGGTTCAGGCGCGCAACCTGGAATTCGTCGTCAACTGCCTCGCACGCACGGGAGGTGTTCAGATCGAATACCCGCTGGCGTTCGCGATGGCCGAGGGGGTCTGAGGCAACATGGCCAACTTCACCAATCCGCACAACCGCGTCATCCATGCCGGGGGCGTGATGTTCGTCCCCGGCATGCCGACGCCGGTCCCCGATGATCTGGCCAAGGACAAGGCGTTCTTGGCCAAGCTGGAGAGCGTCGGCATCAAGGCCGAGGGGGCCTCGAAGGACGACAAGAAGACCACCGCGTAATGGCCCGGACCCCGCAAGAATATCTGGAGACACTGTATCCGACTCTTGCGGGGTCCGCCCAACTCGCGATGGCCCTGGAGATCGCGGAGGAATTCAAGCCTCCGTGCCTTCGGGAGGCCCTCCAAAACATCGCCATGGCCCATTACGCGGCTTATGTCCTCCAGACCATAAGCTCTTCCTCGTCGGGTGCCACCACGGCGGGCCTATACATGGCTTCCGAAAGGGAGGGAGAGGTTGCCCGGTCCTGGCGCGAGCGTTCCAACGCGGCCGAGACCGAGGACGGCCCGACCGGACCGTATGCGGCGTGGAAGGATCTGGCCGACAGGTGCCGCCGGGGCGCCATTATGAACAGGTTCTACCACAATGGCTAAGGGTTATGTGTGGAAGGACGAGGGCTGGAACGACATCAAGGAACAAGTCCTTCGTCTGAACCGCCAAGAGGCCCAGGTGGGTTTCTTCGACGAGCATGCAGACGAAGCTGCATACAACGAATTCGGGACCGAGAGGGCTCCCGCCCGTCCCTTCATGCGCACGACCTATGAAAAATACGGGTCCGAGCTTCTGGCGCGCAACGGGGCCGCGTACCGCAAGTTCCTAGCCCGGGAGACCAAGACCCTGAATCTGCTGTGGTCTTCCGCAGTCTGGTACGTGGGCCGGGTCAAGTCGGTCATCAAGGACGCGCGGGCCTGGGCGGTGGCCAATGCGCCTTCGACCATCGAGAAGAAGGGCAGCACGTCTCCCCTCCGGGACACGGACGACATGATGAAGGCGGTCACCTACCGCCTCCCAAGGGACGAGAAGTGAGCACCACCTTTCGTCGCCCCCACTCCATCGAGCGGGTAGAGGCCCCCAAGTTCCGCAAGGGCGAGGTCTCCCCCTCGGTTCATACGCCGGATACTATTCTGGCCAATATTCAGCCGGGCTCCCCCGGAGACTATACCAAGATCGCGGTACAGTTCGGCGGGAGGTACCAGACGGGCGTCATCAAGATCTTCACCAACGCCAACTTGCGAGTGGCTGGGGATACGCCGGGAGGTTCTCCTGGGGACCGCGTGTTGTGGGAAGGCAACTGGTACATCGTGATCCAGTCTTCTCCCTACAACGTGCTTGGTTCCGACATCGACCACTACAAATACATGGCGGCTCGCAACATCGAGACCGCCCCGGGCCAGATCGCGCCATGAACCTTCGAGAGCCGTTCTTTGACCTTATCGAAGCGGTGGCGCCCGAGGGGACCCGTATCTACCGGTCAAATCAGAACCTGACTGAGGAGCCCAAGCCCTATCTGGTGTATCGCATCGGTACATCGACCACGACCGAATTCGATTCGGTGACCTCCCCGGATTATCAGGGTAGGGTCATCCGATATGCCAGCGGTAAGGCGAGCCTCGATCTGAACTACTACGGTGCCAACGCCGAGGAGTTCTTGCGGTCGTTCCGCTCCCGCCTGAACCGCGACAGCATCGCGAATCTGAGCCGCCGCCTGAATATTGCGGTGCTTCACCGAGGGGAAGTTCGCGATTTGACCTTCATCGCGAATATGTCCCAGCAGGTCGAGCGGGCTCAGATGGATCTCACCCTCGGTTTCACCGAGATGGATGTCGAGACACTCCAGATCATTGATCGGGTAGAGATCCGGTGGATTGACGGGAAGAGTGTTCCTGTGGTAAAAGTGGAATTAGCGCCCTGAGGAGATAGGCCAATGGCCGACGCCAACCGCATTGCCAGGATCGATATCTCTCTCCGGACGCGTGCCGTTCGGGCGGACAGTTTCGATCAGATCCTGTTGGTGGATTCTACCATCGTTCTCCCCGGCGGGGCGCGGACGATGTACGTCACGGATTCCGACGACCTGCTCGACGATGTTTCCCTCGGCATCACCGATGCCTCCCCGCTGTACAAGGCGGTCCTCGCGGCATTCAGCCAGACCCCCCGTCCGAATAGCATCCTGATCGGCCGCCGGGGCACCTCCGAGACGCCCGCCGTGGCCATGGCCGCGATCCGAGCCGAGAATTCCAATTTCTACGGTTTCAGTGACGTCGCCCATGCCAGCGCCGATGTCCTGCTGTATGCGGCGTGGGCCGAGGCGAATTCCCGTCTGTACGCGACGGTCCTCTCCGATGCCGATTCCATCAGCAATTCGACCACCGGCACGGCGGTTTCGCTCAAGAACGGCAATTACCAGCGCACGTTCTGGTTCTACCACGCCGATCCGCTGCAGTTTCCCGAGGTCGGGGAGATGGCCAAGGTCTTCCGCAAAGCCGCCGGGACCGACGACTGGGCGAACGTGACCCTCACGGGCGTGGCCACCTCTGCCCTCACAGAGACCCAGTCCGCCAATGTCCGCGCCAAGAACGGCAACACCTTCGAGGACCTCTCGGGCATCGCGATCACCCAGGGGGGCAAGACCGCTGGCGGCGAGTGGATCGACGTCATCCGGGGCCGGGACTGGCTCGAATCGGATATGACGACCCGCGTCTTCAACAACCATATCGACCGCCGGATCGTCTATACGAACGAGGGCATCCAGTCCCAGGTCCAGCAGGTCCGGGCCTCCCTTGACGAGGCGGTGCGGCGCCAGTTCCTGGCCCCCGAGGAAGTCCTTCCGAGCGGCAAGGCCACGAATCCGTCCTACATCGTCACCTTTCCCGATGCGGCGGATGTCTCCACCGGGGACAAGGCTTCTCGCACCCTGACGGGGATCGAGTTCACGGCCCGAATCGCCGGAGCAATCCATATCACGGAGGTTAGCGGGGCTCTTACCCTTGAGAACCTCGCGGCCTAAGGAGCCCATCGGTCATGGCCATTTCGACCTATAACCCCAAGCGGAATGTGGTCATCCTCGGCGGGATCCCCATCACGGGTTTCGCCGATGGCACTTTCATCCGCATTCAGCAGCAGGGCGACGGCATGACCCACAAGGTGGGCGCCCAGGGAGACATCGCCCGTTCCGTGTCCCCCAATTCGCTGCATCAGGTGACGCTCACCCTCCTCCCGGGGTCCGCCTCGAATGCCTATCTGACGGGCATCCACAAGGCGGACCGCCTGACGTGCGGCGGCGCGATGGTCCCCATCGGCATCTCGGATCTCTGCGGCCTCGACAATTTCGTCGCTGCCCAGGCGTGGATCCCCAAGATGCCCGACATGTCGCAGTCGGTCGAGAGCGAGAACCGCGAATGGGTGCTGTTCACGGGCGCTCCTTCGATCTACATCCTCGGCGGCCAGACGGAGTTCTCGGCTCCCTGATACTTCACGACGCTTTGGGGATGTGGTATAGTACGGGTTGCATAGGAGAATACGACCATGGCAGCCCGTACTGTTGTTGAAATCGGGGATGTGACGGTTTACATCCGCCGGTTTGAGCCCCTCAAGGGGCTCCGGATTCTGACGGACCTCCAGAAGAAGTTCCTCGGTCCTCTGCTGACCGCCATCGAGATGCGCGCCTCCAACATCGGCATGGCGCATCCCGACGCCTCCAAGGCCCTGGCTACCCTTTCTGCTTCGCTGGACAGCGCGTCTCTGGACCAGATCCTCAAGCTGCTGGTTGATCCAGAATACGTGACCCTGGAATACGGGAGCGGCCGCCAGGACAAGGCGAACGAGTCCACGATGAACATGGCGTTCGAGGAGCAGGGTCCCGAGGCCATCATCCAGCTGGCCCTGGAGGTATTCAAAGCGAACTTCCAGGGTTTTTGGAATCGCGCCGCAAGCCTCATTGGGTCGGCCCAGGCGTCGGAGGATCAAGCGACTCAAACCCAGTCGGGCACCTAAGCGAGGAGCTTATCTCGGAAGGGCTGGTCTGGAGGCCGTTCATGGCTGGAAAGATCACCCTTACCGAGGTAAATTCCAGTGATACTTCCCTGGAGGTTCTCGCTAAGATAAACTCTCTCCTGGATGCCCAGGCCGCAGCTGAGAAGCGAGCGGCCGAACAAAGCAAGGACACGGGCCTATGATCGTTGGTACGCTTACCACCTTGCTGGGTTTCCAGGTCAACAACTCTGGCATGGTCCAATATGAGAGGGACCTTGCCAGGGCTCGCCAACTTGCGGACATCACGCATACCGCAATTGGTACGGCCACCGGGTACATCTTCGGGCGCGTTCTGTATGACGCCGCGTCCATCATCGTGCGTGTGACTCAGAAGGTCGGCCAGGGCATCGCCGAAATCGCCCGCGCGGGCGATGAGATGACGAACTCCATCAATAAAGTCTCGGTCGCTATTACTGCTACCGAGAACGCCACGGAGTTCTACGAGCGTCTGTACCGCCTGTCGCTGGACACGGGCGTGGCAACCGAGAAGACGGTCGATATCTTCAACCGCTTCGCCATCGCCTCCCAGCGCATCTCTGGGACTTCGACCATGGCGGTCGAACTCACCGAGATCATGCAGAAGGTGGGCATCGTCGCGGGGGCCACCTCCCAAGAAATCGCGTCGATGAATCTGCAGCTGGGTCAGGGCCTCGCCTCGAACCGGCTGCAAGGCGATGAATTCAGGTCCCTGCGCGAGGCCGCCCCTCGGTTGATGCAGGAACTCGCAAACGAAATGAACGTCCCGTACGAGAAGCTGCGGGAAATGTCAACGAAGGGGCTCCTCGACGCCAAGACCGTGATGCCCGCCCTTATTCGGGCGGGACAGACGTTTGTGGAGAAGTTTGACAAGCTGCCTCTGACCATGGGACGCGCTCAGGGGCAATGGCAGGTGGCATCCCGAAGGTTCATGGCGGACCTCGATAAGGCCCTCGGTCTGTCGTACATGGTCGCCCAAGGCTTCCACCGCTGGGCAATGGCCATCGATGCCGCCCGTGCCCGGCTAAGCGTGGTTAAGAACTTCGTGGACGAGATGGGTGGCCTCGAAGACATGCTTCGACTGGTTACCATTGCCATGAGCGCTGCTTTTGGCGCTGGCATCCTGTATATGGTCACCATGCTTACTGCGGGTGTCAACGCCTTGATCACCCGCATGACCATTCTGGCTCTCCGGGCAAGTCTCATCGGGCTGGCCATCATGAGTTGGGCTCTTCTCCTTGAGGACTTGTACGTCTGGACCCAGGGTGGAAAGTCTATGATCGGGCGGGTCCTAGGCCCGTTTGACGAG